ACTACAGAAGGGTTGGAAACAATAATATTTAGTATATATACTGATGAATTATATTCTAATCTAGCAGCGACTGCTGAAACAGTAGTAGTGACCGATACAAGTATTACATTTGTACCAACTGCCACTTATAACATAGTTCCCTCCACTTTAACTGTTAATGAAGGTAACGCAATAACCTTTAGCGTTTACACGTCTAATGTAAATAATGGTACAACTTTATATTGGACTAATACGGGAACTGCCAATGCTACTGATTTCAACGAAGCCGTAAACAGTGGGTCATTTACAGTTACAAGCAATGTCGGCAATGTTACACTTAATATAGCATTAGATTCTACAACAGAAGGTTCAGAAACTATCATATTTAATGTTAAGACCGGATCAACTAGTGGAAATCTAGTAGCAACTTCCAATACTGTAACTATAGTTGATACAAGTTTAACTGTAGCTAATCTCATACCCACCTATTCTGTAACACCTGATGGTGCTTTCATAGATGAAGGTGAAACAATAACATTCACAATCACTACATCCAATGTATCTAACGGTACTACATTATATTGGACTAACTCAGGTAATACTGATGCTAATGACTTTGTAAGTTTAGTAAACAATGGTTCATTTACTATTACAGGTAATACCGGTACAGTAGCACTTACATTAAGATCAGATATATTGACAGAAGCAGATGGAGAAGTTATAATACTAAATGTAAGGACAGATTCTATCACTGGTAATATAGTTGCTACTGCTAATACTGTAACTGTTAACGATACCAGCCAAAATGTTCGTACATACTCAGTTACTCCTTCTACCACATCTATTAATGAGGGTCAAGCGGTAACTTATACAATTAATACTTCTAATGTGTCTAATGGTACTACATTATACTGGACTAATTCTGGCACATCCAATGCTGCAGACTTTGTGGAAAACATAAACAGTGGTTCGTTCACAATTAATAGTAATACTGGTAGTGTAGTATTGACTACAGTTGAAGATTTATCATTAGAAGGGTCTGAGACTATTATACTAGAAGTAAGAATTGTATCCACCGGTGGTATGGTTGTAGCTACTGCTAATACAGTTACCATTGCTGACACAAGTACTTCTATAATACCAACATATTCGATAACACCAAATACCACGTTGTTAAATGAGGGTCAAGCAGTAACATATACAATTAATACTTCTAATGTTAGTAACGGTACTACATTGTATTGGACTAATTCTGGTACATCCAATGCTTCAGATTTTGAAAGTAATGCAAATAATGGTTCCTTCACCATTTCAAGCAACACTGCTAGTGTTACACTAACAACTAAAGCTGATTTGACAACAGAAGGTTCAGAAACAATTATATTGAATGTTCGTACAGGTTCAGTATCAGGTAATATTGTTGCTACTGCTAACACGGTCACGATAACTGATACAAGTATCGCTCCAGTGGCTACCTATTCGGTAATACCATCCACTACGTCAGTGAATGAAGGTGGGTCTGTTACATTTACTATTAATACATCTAATGTTAATAACGGTACTACATTGTATTGGACTAATTCTGGATCAACAACTGCCCCAGACTTCAATGAAGCAGTTAACAGTGGCGCATTTACAATTAGTGCAAATACAGCTAGTGTTGTACTAAATATTAGTTCAGATTTGACAACGGAAGGTTCAGAAACAATAATATTCAGGGTTCGTACAGGATCAACCTCAGGAACAATAGTTGCAACTGCTAATACTGTCACAGTAGGCGATACTAGTTTAACATTAGTACCAAGTTACTCAGTATCTCCAAATACCACATTATTAAATGAAGGTCAATCAGTAGTATTCACGATTAATACTTCTAATGTAGCTAATGGTACAACATTATATTGGACTAATTCTGGCACAAGTAATGCTGCAGATTTTGTGGAAAATATAAACAGCGGATCTTTCAGTATATCTGCAAACACTGCTAGTGTTACACTAACATTATCGGAAGATTTAACTACAGAAGGTTCAGAAACAGTTATATTTAATGTTAGAACAGGTTCAACTACAGGAACAATAGTCTCCTCTGCTTCAACTGTATCAATAGGTGATACTAGCTTATCTCCACCACCAAATGTTGAATATCTAGTTGTAGCAGGCGGTGGCGGTGGCGGTGCAAAATCATATGGTAGTTTTTCTATTTCAGGAGGAAGTGGTGGCGGTGGCGCAGGCGGTATGATAGTTGGATGTTCTTTCTCCCCATTAGCGCCTTTAACTAGTTATTGTGTTGTAGTCGGTGGAGGAGGCACAGGAGGACAATATGCAGGATGTCTAAATGCTGCAACTACTTACTCAACCCCTGGTTCTAATTCTTGTTTCGATACCTATGCTACTGCCTGCGGTGGCGGAGGCGGAGGTTCTCATTGTGGAGAAGGAACTCCAGGGTGTAAAACTTGTTCAGCAGGAGACACAGGAGGTTCAGGTGGAGGAGGAGCAAGATCATCTGTTGCTAATGGATTAGGAGGAGCAGGCACTCCTGGACAAGGCTATCCAGGCGGCGATTGGGGATCTCCCACATGTGCAAATAATTCTGGCGGTGGAGGTGGCGGCGGAGCAGGCGGAGCAGGCGGATTTGGTAACGGTAAAACTTGTGGCGCAGTTGGAGGAGTTGGATGTCAGTGGGGAGGATCTTATTATGCAGGTGGCGGAGCAGGCGGAGGTCAAACAGGTGGTAGCCCTGGCGGCTTAGGTGGAGGTGGACCTGGAACAGGTGGACTAACAGCTGCGGGTGGTTGCCCAGGTTCTATTAATACTGGAGGAGGTGGAGGTGGTTGGGGCGCTCAGTGTAATGAAAGTACATGTATGCATAAATGTCCAGGTGGATCTGGTGGATCAGGAATAGTTATTATTAAATATTGTGGACCACAAAATGCTACAGGTGGTACTGTTGTGACGGGCGGAGGATTTACTTGCCACATATTCTGTTCATCTGGATGTTTTACAACAAATTAAAACGGAGTAATAAATGGCTGAAGAATTTGATTTTTATTTTACAGAAGAACAATTACATCATCTTATTCCCAGAGTAAAAAATCTCAATGAATGGTATACTAGTCTATATGAAATACTTCCTCAGTATGATATATATGATATCGCTAGAGTAGCAGCATTTATTGCTCAATGTGCTCACGAGTCAGGCGGATTTACCACTCTGCAGGAAAATTTAAATTATTCTGCAGATGGTTTAAGAAAAATTTTTCCTAAATACTTCCCAACTACAGAAATGGCGCAACAATACCATAGACAGCCTGAGAAGATAGCAAATAGAGTTTATGCTAATAGAATGGGAAATGGTAATGAACAAAGCGGTGAGGGTTGGAAATTTAGAGGTAGAGGATTGATTCAACTAACAGGTAAATCTAATTACACACGTTGTTCCCAGGCAATGTTTGGTGATTCAACCTTATTAGAAAATCCAGATGTATTAACTCAACCATATTATGCTATTCATTCCGCATGTTGGTTTTGGACATCAAATGGTTTAAATGAATTAGCCGATGCTCAAGATTTAAGAATGATGACAAAGAAAATTAATGGTGGCTTCATTGGTTTAGATGACAGAGTAAAACATTATAATCATGCACTAGAAATACTACAATCATAATTTATGAATTTTAATCATGTAAAATTACCTGACATTGATCTTAAACAAATCACGGAAGAATCAGGAAAACGTTTTTATGTTACACCGGAGGGAAATAGATATCCCTCCGTGACTACTATGCTATCTCATTTTAGCAAACAAGCTATAATGGAATGGCGAAATAGAATTGGACATGAACAGGCAAATAAGATATCCAGAGCAGCTAGCAATAGAGGCACTAAACTACATAAAATAGTTGAGAAATATCTTGCAAATGAGGATATGGAAATTGATAATCATATGCAATTGGAAATGTTTAAATCATTAATTCCGTATTTAAATCACATTGACAATATTCATTTGCAGGAAAAATACTTATATTCTAATCATCTACGTTTGGCTGGTACTGTAGATTGTATTGCTGAATATAAAGGTAAATTAAATGTAATTGATTTTAAAACATCATCTAAACCAAAACAAGAGGATTGGATAGAAGGATATTTTGTACAAACTACAGCTTACGCAATAATGTTTGAAGAAAGATACAAAATACCAGTTCCAAGAATTACAATCATGATCGCTGTGGAAAACGACTATCCACAAGTTTTTACAAGAAAACGAGATGATTATGCAGGTAGATTAATAAAATTACGAGACGAATACGAATGGTCAACTAAAGGCTAGACAACCTAGTCTTTATCAATTATAATATGATTATGCGACGTTACCCTACCCTTGCAACTTATAAACTAAAAAGGAAAAAGCAAATGCTAACTGTTGGTGATAAACTAGAACCGTTTCAAATCGTTGGTGTAAAGCCCGGTGCTCTTACACCCGAAGGTGCCTTTGAGGACCTGACGGAAAAATCTTTCCCTGGTAAGTGGAAAGTTATTATGTTTTATCCAAAAGATTTTACTTTCGTATGCCCAACTGAAATTGTTGCATATGATAAACTAAATAGTGATTTTAAAGATCGTGATGCAGTATTGTTAATGGGTAGTACAGACAACGAATTCTGTAAACTTGCCTGGCGTAATCATCACGAAGATTTAAAGAAAACTAATTCATGGATGTTTGCCGATCTTATTAAACAATCACAAGATTACAATAATGATCGATATGTTGAAAATGGTTTAGCTGCTCAATTAGGAGTTCTTGATCGAGCAAATGGTGTAGCCTTACGAGCAACATTTATTGTAGATCCTAATAATGTTATTCAGCACGTTACAGTAAATAATCTAGATGTTGGTCGTAGTCCAGAAGAAACTCTTCGTATTCTTGATGCACTACAAACTGGTGAACTTTGCCCATGTAATCGTGCAGTAGGTGGAGAGACCCTGTAATGTTTGAATACGCATCAATCTTGGATGTTTATGAAATCAAGCTCTATATCCTTTGCTTGAGTATTGCTGTGGCCATATGGTTAGGCAACAAGTTTTATGATAATAGGAATAAGAAGTAATGCTTGAACTCATTTGGGCACTAGGTGCCATCATCTTAATTGATGTAGTGTTAGGCGGCGAGAACGCTATTGTGATTGCAATGGCCAGTCGCCGTCTGCCACCAGACCTACGTAAGCGGGCCATGCTATGGGGCACAGTTGGTGCAGTGGGCGTTAGGTTCGCCTGTGTAGCTGCACTAACTTATTTGCTCATGATTCCTGGACTTAGACTAATAGGTGGCTTGGCCTTGTTTTATATTGCCTGGCAACTTGTAAAGGATAGCGGCGATCAAGAACATGAAGTTGCTGCTGCTAGTACATTCTGGGGAGCCATGGCCACGATTGTTTGGGCTGATGCTGTCATGGGTCTAGATAATGCTCTTGCTATCGCCGGAGCCGCAGGCGGTAATTGGTGGTTGATTATATTTGGACTTCTGGTCTCTGTACCCATCATACTGTTCGGTAGTACAATGGTAGCCAAGATTATGGAACGCTGGCCTAGAACTATATGGATTGGTGCTGCTGTACTAGTTGCAGTTGCTGGTCAAATGATTTATGACGAACCGTTATTAAAGGAATATATTAATGAGTTGGGTTGATCAATTAAAAGAAACTATTCCGGATTATGCTAAAGATACTAGACTCAATTTTGACACAGTAATCAAGCGTAGTAGTCTTCCTGTGGAAGAAGCAGAAGCAGTAGCGGTTGCCGCGGCGTTTGCTACAGGTAATACTAAATTTTGGACATGGGTACATAGTGAAATTCAAGATCGCAAAGAAGCAGATGCTGCTCTTACTGCTGCTAGCCTAATGGCTATGAACAATACCTGGTATCCCTATGTGGAAATGGCAGAGGACGAAAATCTCAAAGGTCTACCAGCACAGTTACGTATGAATGCAATCGCTAGTCATGGTGGTACAACTAAAGCTCGCTTTGAAGCATATAGCTTGGCCGCAAGTATTGTAGGTAAATGTCACTTTTGTGTAAAAGCACATTATGAGACTTTAAAGAAAGAAGGCTATACTACTGAACAGTTACGGGATATTGGTCGTATAACTGCGGTTATTACTGCAGTATCCAGAGTCCTGAACAGTTAATATATATTCTTATAGTTGTATGAAGCAAGCAGAAAAGTGTTTCGGACGCGGGTTCGACTCCCGCCTGGTCCACCAGAAGTATATTGCACTTCACTGATAAGGAAGACTGGTCGGCTGTATTCAACTGGCTAGTGCAGTATACTTCTGATGGGCCAGACATGGTTTCGACGGGGCAAATAGTAAGTAAGTGGACAACTCGGCAATGCTAAAGTCGTAGGGTTAAGATTACCTGGCCGAAGAAGCAAACTAAATAGACGCAAACGACGACTATTTCTATCAGGACCTTAAGCTAGCCGCTTAAACCTGACGGGGTTTTGGCAGTTCACCTTGTTACCAAACGAACTGCCTAATCTTAAGGAGATTCAATGAAAAAGACAATTTTAGCATTAGCTTTCGCAACAGCTGCAGCAACATCTCAGGCAGCGAATTTTGTTAGTTTTGATGTAGATCAGGTAACTGATACTCGCACCAAAGCAGGTAGTACTGCACAGTATTTTCGTGCAGGAAAAGATATGATGGGTCTAAATATCGGAGTACAAGTTCGTACTGCTGTATTCGACAAGGGCGGAATGCTTAACAGTGTTGAAGTTACTGCTGGCAAAGATATTGTCCGAGGAGTTAATACTTTCGCTGGTATAGGTTATGATAATGGATTCAATGGTAAAGTTAATGGTGATTTTACTTATGGTCTTGTTGGAGTAAGCACAGGAATGCCAGTTGGACCAGCATGGGGGTTTGGCGGCGTTAAAACTCGCGTTAATTGGGATGACAAAAATCCAAGACAAACAGTTACGTTTGTCGGTGTAAGTCTACCAGTTAATAAAGCGGTAAGTGTTAGTGCAAGTGTTAGCCGCTCTTTTCAAGATATTGAAGAAAAAGCATATGGCGTAGGTTTACGCGTTGCTTACTAAAATAAGGGGCTCTGCCCCTTTTAGGAAATATTATGTCAAATCAATATTATAGTTGGTCAAGCGAAGATTCATTTCGATTCCCCTTTGAAGGCAGCGAAAATATCATCGGATGTTATGGTCAAGCCATGCAGGATATTTTCATTTTATCTGTTTTGAAAGGCAAGAGAAATGGGACGTTTTTAGAAATCGGTTGTAATATTCCAGCAGGATGTAATAATACATATCTGTTATCTAAAAGTTATAATTGGAAGGGCATTAGCTTAGATTTTTTGGATTTTAGTAATGAATGGAAAAATGAACGTCCAGAAGATGAATTTTTGAAAGCGGATGCGTTAACAACCGACTACGAATCCTTACTTAAAAATAAGTTTGGAAATTTAACTAACATTGATTATCTACAGTTAGATATAGATCCGGCTCCTAATACTTTATCCTGTCTCAAACGAATACCTTTGGACAAATATAAATTTGGAGTTATCACCTATGAACACGATCTATATACAATGGGTACACAGTACAAAAGTGAAGCCAAAGAGATTTTGTTAAAGCATGGTTACGAACTTATCGTTGACAATGTTTTAGTAAATTGGCGCGGTGTAGATGATCCATATGAGGATTGGTGGGTTCACCCAGATTTAGTCGACATGACTATTGCAACTGAAATTAAAAACATGAATACGGGGTATCCACAAAAATTCTTATTCACATAGGAAAACAAATGGATAAAATTTTGAAAACATTTTTGATATGTTTGGCAGCAGTGATAGTTGGCAATGTTTTCATGAAAATTATCGATATGAAATTTGACTTTCTCAAAGAGGAATCAACGAAACCTAGTGTTTTTAGTAAACTAACTTTAGAAGCAAGAGAAAGACAATTGGATTGTTTGGCTCGCAATATCTATTTCGAGGCGGCTAAAGAACCGTTCGAAGGTAAAGTTGCTGTGGCTCAGGTAACTATTAATAGAGCAGAATCAGGTAAATTTCCTTCAGATATTTGTAAAGTGATTTACCAAAAAAATGTTTTTATGGAAAAGGTTGTATGTCAATTTAGTTGGTATTGTGATATAGGAGCCAAACACAAACCAATGCATTCTGAAGCTTATAATGAATGTATGGCTGTAGCAAAGAAAGTTCTTTTAGAGGGATTTCGTTTAGATGGACTAACTGAAGCTATGTATTATCATGCTACCTACGTATCCCCTGGTTGGGGTAAAGAGAAAGTAGCTAAAATTGGCAATCACATCTTTTATAAGTAAATAAAATGCTTAAAAATATTAAAAAACCAAAACTTAATCTATCTATGCCTACTATAGATACAGAAAAAGTAACTGAATTTTTTAGAACTAAGGTTACTGCTGCAACAGCAGAAACTATATCTTGGATAGCAGTAATTATTATACATGCAGCAACAATACCTACTATGTTGGCTGTCATGTCTGGGTTAACTGAAAAAATGCCTCCTATAGACTTAGTTTTATTCACATGGGCAGGATTGGCTTTATTATTTGTTAGAGCAACAATTCTTAAAGATATGCTTAATGTTGTAACTATAGGATTTGGTTTTATTATACATGCTGTTATATTATCATTGATATTATTTAAATGAGTACATTAAAAGAATTAACTAAAGAGAAACATGCCCTAGCTGAATCTCAATCCTTTATCAAAAGTATATTTGATAATAAGTTAGATAGAGAAAAGTATACAGATTACTTGTATCAGTTATATCATTTATATTATCATTTAGAGAATTGCGGTGATAGATTGTTTAAGGGAATCGAGGATATGAAGCGCCATGTGCCAGTTCTTAAAGATTTTATAGAATTAGTTGGTGCGAGGCATTATAAAAATATTATTAATCCGTCAACAAGACTATATCTAGAATATATTACTAGTATTAAAAATGATGACAAAAAACTACTAGCACACATTTATGTAAGGCACATGGGCGACTTATTTGGTGGCCAACAGCTTAAAAAATTAGTGCCGGGCGCAGGACGAATGTATGAGTTTAGTAATGTGCCAGGATTAATAGTTGAAATGCGTAGAAGATGTGGTCCAGAATTAGCAGATGAAGCCAATGTTGCCTTTGACTTTAATATTTCAATTATTAAGGATTACAATTAATGGTTAACATTTGGGATAAAGTTATTCCTTTATCTGAACAAATGATTAGCAGATTTGATAAGTACCAAAGTGTAGCTATCAAAGATGAGTATCATATAGATGTCAAAAATTTTTCCTGGAAAAATTATCTGTGGATAGATGATAAATTTAGAAGAGCCCACATAGAAATAGTTGATGCGAGAGAAGAAAAAAAGATATGGGTTATGCACATGTGTGTGTTTCCCCATTATAACGATCCCTCCCCCATTTTTGGTTTCGATATAGTATGCGGTAAAAGTAAAATTACCGGAGCATTTCATGATTTTTCTCCAGTAGGACAATCAGATATGTTTTTGTGGTATCTAAATAATATGAAAAATTATGAATGGGAGAATATTCGGCAGTTACCTGATTGGGCATTACAAATTTTTAGTAAACAAATGCTAGCAGTTAGTAACATCAACACCGAAAAAGAATTGGATCAATTATGTCATGTTGCTATTGACAATCTAGATTTTTATTTATATAATGTAGGAAGTAGTAAAGATTCCAATACATATATTTCAAGACATAATCATTACTGTAAGTTTCAAAAAAAGAATCCACATACACCTGCAATGATGAAAACCCTTGGAGTAGATGAAACAATTTTTAAAAATTTTATGGAAGAAGTATTATTCCCGGAAGAAAATGAGTAACGAAGACATCTTAAAAACATTTACTGATTCCTTTATAATCACAAAAAAATTCAGATCATCCAATGAGTTTTCCCTACATATAGAGGACAAAGTACAAAAGGAAAAACTTAGTTATATGGATGCTATAATTGCATATTGCAATGAAGTAGATATAGACGTCGAATCTGTAGCTAATTTGGTAAATCAATCATTAAAAGAAAAAATTCAAATTGAAGCAGAAGAAAATAATTATATGAAAAAGAGGGCGAAACTTCCTTTATGATAATGGATGCATTTGAAGTATACAAATATTACATGGCATTGAAGTTACATTTTACTACAGACAAATATGATGTTATAGAACAGAAAGGCAAAGTAAGAGCATCTAGACAAGCATTCGCAAAAAGAAAAGATTTATA